AACGACGACCGCTGCTCCTTGCCCGTCGCGCCGGCCTGGACGAGCGTGCTGTAAATTTCCGTGCGCTTGACCGCGATGTCCAGGCCCGGGAGGGTGGGGAAGGTGCCGCTCACGACCGCCTCCCGTTGCGCATGGCCTCAGCCATGACGCTCATGAGGCTGCCCTGGTGGCGCCGGAACAGCGCCTGGACGCTGGGCGCATCCATGGCGTGGATGTGAACCTGCGGGCCGCCGCCCCCGGCCGCCGCCATCTGCCGCACCGGCTCGGCGATGCTGGCCGGCAGGACCATCTCGTTCTTGTGGATCATGGCCACCTGGTCGGATGGAACCCGGTCCCAGCCGCCCTCGGCAAACGCCATGACACCAGTGAAGGCCACCGCCGCGGCCGCCGGCGCCAGGAAGGGGCCGACGTAGGGGATGCCCACGACGGCATCATAGGCGTGCCCGGCGGCGCCCTTGGCGGTGGTCAGGGTTTCATCCTTGTGGGCATCGTCGGTGAGAAGCTTCTTCAGCATCATCCCTTCCGCCCACTTCAGGCCCATCTGGATGACGGTCTGCTCGAGCTGGCTTTCCATCTGCTTCATTGCGCCGGCGAAGCCTTGGCTGAGGGTCATCTGTCCGTGCAGCATGCCCTGGATGCCCTGGGTCCAGTTGGCGGTCATCGATGTGAAAAGGGCCTTGTAGGCGTTCTCTTCCTGCTTGAGGCGAGCCTTCTGCTTGGCCTCATAGTCCGCCAGGCCCTGTTCCCGGATGGCCAGGGCCGCCTTCTCGGCGTTCTTCTGCGCTTCCTCGGCCTCTTTGGCGATGTTCAGTTCCACCGCCGCCTCGCCTTTTTCCATGGCCGCCTGCTCCGCCAGGAACGCCTTCAGGTTGGCGGCCCGCTCGGCGTCGCCGGTCTTCTGCGCCAGGGTCTTCTCGGCCTCCAGGTCCCGGGCGATGTCCAACTGGACGGCGATCTGAGGGTCCTTGGTGTCGGCGGCCGCAGCTGCCCCGGCCGGCTTGCCCATGTCGTGCCGCTCACCCGCCCGCGGCCCGGCGCCCACGTCGTTGCTGCTGTTGCCCAGCTTGGCCCGCTCCTCCCGGATCTTCTCCATCTCCGGAATCAGGTCGGCCAGGCTCTGCCCGTAGGCCAGGTTGTGCAGCGCCCCGGTCTGGATCAGGTGGTCCACCGCGGCCAGGTCGGCCTGATGGTTCAGGTAGTGCGCATGGACCTCGGAAAACCAGTTGCCGAACTGCGTGGCCCAGCTGCTCACGCTGGCCGCGTACTTCTGCTGGGCCAGCTGCAGGTCGGCCGTGGCCTTCTTGCTCTCTTCGAGCTGTTCGAGGGCCTTGTCGGTGATGATACCGCCCTTCTCTGCGAACTCGTGCCCCTCCTTCATGTGCTCGACCAGCTCCTTGATCTGCTGGCCGGCGGTGGCGCCGGACCGGCCCAGGGCCTGGATGAGGAACTGCTCCCGGTCGGTCGGGGTCGCCATCTCGTCGGCGATCTTGGAGACCCGGGTGAGGTATTCCTCGAAGGACAGCCCCTTGAGCGCCGCCTCGCTGGCCGCCACACCGTTCGCCACCAGGGCGTCGGCGTTGGCCTTGATGCCCCGCTGCATGCCGACCATGAGATGTTCGAGGTCGCCCACCTTGCCGCCGCTCATTTCCATGGCCGCGGTGTAGGCGTTCAGGTCCTCCAGGCTGGCGCCGGTCTCGTAGCCGAGGTTCTTGAAACTCTCGGCGAGCTCGCGGGTCTGCTCCACCGCCTCCTTGACGTAGTCCACGCCCTCCTTGAGTGCTTCGAAGGCCAGGCCCACCCCGGCCAGCGCCAGGGAGGCCGCGCCCATCTCCTCGAAGGTCTTGGCCATGTCGCTGATGGACCCGGTCATGCCCTCGGTGGCTTCCTTGACGCTGGACTGCGCCTTCCCCAGGCCCGTGAGCAGGTCCTGGAGTTGGGCGGTAAAGGCTACCTCGATTTTCTCGTCGCTCACGTCATGCTCCTCATCCAGGCTTCGAGCTCTTCCTTGTTCATCACCCGGTGGTCGTCCTCGTCCTGCTCCTCGATTCCCATATAGGCGGCCACCATGCGGTGAAGCGGCGGGTTGCCTGACCAGTAATCCAGGAGGTCCTGCACATCCGGCCAGGGGGTGGCGTTGAGTTCAGGGAGGGTCCACCCCGTGGCCGTGACGATGAGCCCGGTCAGGCGGCCCCAGTTCAGGGGTTCGGCTGAACCGGGGCCGCGTCTTCCGGGCGGTAGAAGGTCGCCGCATAGAGGTCCTTGGCCGCCGCCAGGATGGCGCTGGGCACCATGGCGTCGGTGTCCAGGGCGGGATCGGCCAGGTGCACGAAGGCCACGGCCGCCTCCAGCCGCTGGTCGTAGACGAGATCCGGGGCGGTCATCTGGTCGCAGGCAGCCTTGTTGGTCTTGACCTGGCCGTAGGTGAGGGGGGTGAGGTTCATGGGCTAGTTCCCGGTGAAGACCTGGCCGACAAGGCCGGCCGCGTTGGCGCTGCACTCGAAGTCCACGGATTTTTCCGTGAACCCGGCGTTTTTGAATGCCAGCGAGAGCTTGGGGATCGTGACCACGGGCAGGTAGATCCCGGCGGCCGCCGCCACGTTGGCCCCGCCCTGCGCCGCCTGGTAGTTGTTGAACAGGCGGAAGGCAAAGGTCGTGTTGGTGCCCATGTACTGGTTGTTGTAGGTGATCGTGGTGCCGACGGCGCTGGCGGTGTAGAGGTAGGAAACCTGCATGATATGGGTGTTGTCGGCCGCTGCGAAAGTCATGAGGCCCGCGCTGGTGGCCGGCACGTACTGGCCGGTGGCCGGGGCGGAGGCGACGGCGGTGAGGAACTTGTTGGCCGTGGTGTCGAACACCCCTAGGTCGCCCGCGGCGCCGGCGATGGTCAGGGCGCCCTTGGTGGTGGTGTAGGTGGCGCCCGACAGGGTGAACGTCTCGCCGAAGATCGGCTGCTGGGAACCCACGGCGCTGGTGGACCCGGACAGGATCGCCGCGATCAGGCCGCCGGCGAAGTATCCGCTCTTGAACTTGCCGGACCACTTGACCTCGGCCTTGGCCTTGTCCACGGCCACCTGCATGTTGCCGATGAGATCGACGATCTTGCCCGAAACGTCCAGGCTGATGTCCTGCAGCACGGCCACCACGATGGGGGTCTGGGCGCCGGAGGCGGTGGGGGTGAGGGTCGCAAGACCCGTTCCGAAAAGCGGCTGGCTCATGGCTCAGGCCTCCTTGTGGAAGAGCGCCTCGACCCGGGCCTTGAGGGCCTCCTTCTCGGCGTGCAGGTAGTTGTGGATGGGAGTCTCGACCTTCGAGCTCACGTTGGCGAAAACGTTGGACCAGAAAACCTCGATCTCCTGGTGGATGGCTTCGAGTTCAGGCATTGAAGGCGCTCCTTCAGACGGCGACGATTTCAAGGGGGACGATGGCCACGCCCTGGCTGCCCAGGACATCCCCGGAGGTCGTGATGGGTCCGGAGATCCAGACGTGCCGGACCAGGCCGCCCAGGGTCTGGCCGCCGCCCATCGGCCAGGGCGAGGCCGGGGCCGCCGGCATGAGCAGGGCCTCCAGGCGGTCCAGGTATTCGTTGAGCAGGATGGAGGGCGGCACGGTGTCGTCCGTGCTCTGGACGTAGAGGAAGACCTCGGCCTGCATGGTCCAGATCGCCGGGTTTCCGCTGGGGTCGTTCTGGGCGCTCTGGTCGCCTGCGCCCATGAACAGGGCCGGCTGGTCCTCGGTGGAGACGTCCGACCAGTGCCGGGGGCGCCGGGAGACGGTGATCAGGCCCGGCATGGCCGAGATGAGGTCGAACAGGGCCTTGAGGATGGGCTCGCGCTTCATTTCTTGATCCCCTCCCGCATGGCCGTGACCAGCTGCAGGCGGATCTCGCCGCGCATCTCGTTGAGAGCGGAGCGCAGGAAGGAACGCTCGGGGAGGTTCATGCGCATCGGGTGGCTCTTGACGATGCAGATGACCGGGGCCTTCAGTTCCCGCCCCCAGGCCATGGTGACGTGGCGAAGATGCTCGGGGATGGTCACGGTCTTGTGGACGCCGAACTCGTGGGCACGGGCGTAGGAAAGGTTGGTGCCGACGCTGCCGACGATGGCGGTGCCCCGGTCGTCCACCCGCTGGTTGATGGACCGCCGCAGGGTGCCGGTGCGGTTCTTGAGCACCTGGCCGGAGAGTTTCTCCTCCTTGACCTTGGTGAGCAGTTCGAGCGCCAGGCGCTGGACGGTGAACGCCACCCGGGCGCGGATCTTGTCCGGGATGTCGTACAGCCGGGAAAGGACGGTCTCGGCACCGATGATGCGGCCAGCTAGCACGGCACCACCTTCTTCCACTGGTTGAGGATGGTCTTCACGCTGGCGGGCATGTCCGAGGTGATGAAGTTGGTCTGCTGGCCGCCCATGGTGATGGCGGAATGCCCGATCCGCTCCCGTTCCTTCCAGCGCATGGCGGCCAGCTCCAGGCAGGCCTGCTCGAGGTCGGGCGGCACGGTGGTGAAGCCGGCCGTGTAGCTGATGACCACGTTGCCCAGGTCCCGGGTGAACCGGTAAGTGCGCAGGACCACGGCGTCATTGGCCAGCACCCAGCCCGGGACGGTGGGGTCGGTGCTGGGCGGGATGGCGATGCCGTCGACCACGACCGAGGACACGGCCAGCACCGGGTAGTTGCCCAGGCTCAGCCGCGCCCCGCCCTGCCCGTCCAGGGTGTCGACGTAGGGCATGTCGGGGATGGTGCGGCTCAGCCAGGACTGGATCCACTGGGACACGCTCGTCACCAGCCGCTGCAGCTCGATCCCCGTCTCGGTGGAGACGCTGGCGAGGCGCAGCCAGGCCTGCAGGTTGGCGACGGTCGTGAGGTCCAGGGGATCGGCGGTCATGGGCTACGCCTTCATGGCCGCGGCGACGGCCTGGATCAGGTCGGGCCGCTTGATGTCGGGCGGCAGCTCGAGGCCGAGGACCTTGGCCTGGGCCAGCAGGTCGACGTTCTTCCACTGGCTGACCGGGACGGTGATCTCGGCGGGCTCGGCAAGGGCCGGGTCGCCCGGGACGATACCGAAGGCGGCCAGGTCGGCGCCGGCGGCTTCCGGCAGGTCGACCACCCCGTTGGCGTCGGCTGCGAACTGCTCGCCCTGCCAGCTGAGAGAGGTGATCGGGGAATCGGGGTGATGGAAGTGCATGGATTCTCCAGAGGGGAACCCGGGAGCCCCGAAGGACCCCCGGGTTATGAATTAATCAACCATTCGTAATATTGGTGATCACGCCCAGGCTGAACGGCGCGTAGTGCTGGAGCACGCCGTCGGCATAGACGCCGTACTCGTACTTCCGGCTGCGCAGGGGCCATTCCAGCTGGTAGTAGTCCCGGCGCAGCTTCTTGCGGATCACGTCCGCCACCCCGTTCATGGGGTAGGGCAGCTGGTCGGTGTAGAACAGGATGGTGCCCGGGGGCAGCAGGGGGTGGGTCTGGATCGGGATGTTGACGTTCATCACCTTGTTCAGGTACGACCCGATGACCACGCCGGCCTGGATCTTGCCGTCGGTGATGTCCTTGGCGTCCAGGGTGAACCGGAGCAGCGGGGCGCCGCCGTTGGCGATGATCTTCTTGGTGATGTTGATGCACTCCTGGCTGTTGACGAAGATCCGGGTGGGGCTCAGCCGGTAGCGGTTGTAGAAGGTGGCGAAGGCCAGCTCGAAGTCGGCGATGCCGCCGGCGCCGTCCGCGGTGAGCGCCGTGCCGGTGCCGGCCACGCCGGTCGCCAGGGTCGCGTAGTAGGCGTTGCTGCCGCTCTTGGCCGCCTGGGTGAACAGGCCGTCGTAGTCCAGGGTGCTGGTGGAGCTGTCGACCGTGGTGAGGGTCGAGGCCAGCTGGCCCGACCCGGGGTAGGTGGTGAGGACCACCGAGTTGATGCTGGTGATGGCAGCCAGGCGCTCGGTCCCGGCGGTGGCGCCGACGAACCAGGCGTAGCCCCAGGCGCCCTTGACGGCGGCCACGGTGGCGGCGATGGAGCCGGTCGCGCCGGTGACGCTGACGGTGGCGTTGGCCGACTTCTGGGCGGAACCGCCGCCAAAGGTGTCGGAGCTGGCGTCGGTGTTGGTCTTGGTGATCTGGCCGGGGACGATGGCGGCGGTCGGGTCGAAAATCTGCCCGGTGACGCCATCGTTGTGGCCAGCCACGTCCAGGTAGGCCTGGGGGCCGAGGGCGACGCAGATGACCGAGGCAGCACCCTGGGTGGCCATGCTGCCGGCGGTGCCGGCGACCAGGGACGGGGTCGGGGTGGTGCCGAGGGCGAGCGAGGTGTTGCCGCCCAGATCCAGGCGCTCTTCCTGGATCATGAGGGACTGCAGGAGCTGCTGGACGGCCAGGGCCTTGAGGTCCATGAACCCGCCCGCGGCGAGGTCAGCCTCGAAGGTGACGCTGTTTTCCAGGCCCCACATGCGGTAGGCGGCCAGGTATTCGGCGGTGGTCTGGGTGATGATGCCGCCGCGGTTGCCCTCAGAGACGCCGGCGCGCTGGTTGGCGGTGTTGATGCCGATGACCGCCTTCCAGTTGGCCTGGGAGCCGAAGCCGGTGACGCGCCGGGGGATGATGTTGCGCAGGGGGGTCAGGACGGGCACCAGCATCTTCGCCGGGGCTTCCAGGTCGTAGAGCTGCAGGCCCTGGGTGGCGGTGCTGTTCTGGACGAAGGCCTTGGCCAAGTCGTCCATGATGGGGGCCGACTGGGCCGTTTTCAGGAGAGCGAGA